ACTGGAAAAAATAAAGCGAGTCCTAGCTAGGACTGACTCAGAGGAATTGTTCGATGAGCGTATAGCCATCGCAACGGTTGAAGGTGTTGACGAAAACGAAGCGGTGCGTCTTGGTTATTTTCAAGTTCGCAATGCAAAAAAACCAATAACGAAACTGATTAAGTCTAAATACCGAAAGGCGGTGGGTCTTGAGTAACAAATGGAAAGTAGGGCCGGTGAAGCTGGTTAATGGCTGTGACGCTGTTATCCATCGGTTCTGCGAAAAGCGACAGCGGTACATCGGAGAGCACGCAGGCAGGCTCGGGGGTTATTATGCTTCCGAGTGGAATATAGCTGGAGAGCATACTATTTCCGGTATAGGCGATCCGTTGCTAAACCTAGCCCCACAGCCAAAAAAGAAGGTGCGGATTCAAACATTGCTTGTGGTTTACGGAAACGGAAAGACCTGCAATTTCGGCTACAGCGATAGAGAAAGAGCGGTTATCGAAGCTAAACGGCGAGGTTTCGCGCTCATCGAGATTGATCGAGAAGTCGAGGAAGGGGAGGGGCTATGATCTACATCTACAAGGCTAGCGTGATTCGCGTAATCGATGGCGATACGTTCCAGCTTATGATTGACCAAGGATGGAGCGGATTCACTGAACAAAAAATGAGGCTATACGGAATTGACGCGCCTGAGATGCGAACCAACGCAGGCAAGGATCTTAGAGACGCATTGCGAATGCAATATCTTGCAGGCTCAAAGGTTATTGTGCAGTCGATTGAAGGGCCAAAGAAAAAGCAATTTCAGGACAAGTTCGGGCGATATCTCGCGATCATTTACGATGCAATGCCAAAGGATCCTCAGACCATTACCAACGGCCAAAAGATCCTGACGGTTGCCCCATCGTCGCTCAACGCTCGGCTCATCAATGATGGGCTAGTCAAGGAAAGGTATTGGTAGGTGACACCAGAACGGAGGATAGAGATCGAGCAACACGCTCGACGGTTTGGCTCGGCTAATTGCTGGACAGGCACTAGCGGGACATTGGCGACGATGATTATCGAGCTGCTCAAGGTCATTCGGGATCTTGAGGCCCAAAAGGATGGTTCTTTAACGGAGGTTGATAAAGATGAATTACGATGAGTTTATAAGGTCGAAGGCTCCAGTGGTCGAGGATGATGGCTTTGAACCGTCAACGCCTTGCCCTGATTGGTTTAAGCCTCACCAGGTAGATTGCGTTAACTGGGCGATACGCAAGGGACGCGCAGCACTGTTTGAGGCGTTCGGGCTCGGCAAGACAGTCCAGCAATTGCAACTAGGGAAGTGGATACACGAAAAGACCGGCGGCAAGGTCTTGTTTGTTGCACCGCTTGGAGTCCGTCAAGAGTTCACAAAAAACGACGGGCCGCGAATGGGAATGCAAGTTGTTTATTGTCGAACTGATGCCGAGGTCGACGCGTGCGACTCTCCCTACGTCATTACCAACTATGAGCGAGTTAGAGATGGCGACATAGATCCAGCTAAGTTCGCAGGTGTGATGCTCGATGAGGCTAGCTGTTTGCGATCCTACGGGACGAAAACAACGCAGCAATTCGCTATGCTGTTTCGGAAGATACCGTATCGATTTGTGGCAACAGCTACGCCATCGCCAAACGACTTTATCGAGCTGATTAACTACGCTGATTTCCTTGGGGTAATGGATCGAGGGCAAGCGATGACTCGATTCTTTCAGCGGGACAGCAAGAAAGCCGGAAATCTTCAGCTCTATCCGCATGAGACACAGCGGTTTTGGCTTTGGGTTGCATCTTGGGCGGCGTTTGTTTACTCGCCTGGGGATCTTGGATACGATGAAACTGGGTACTCGATGCCAGAGTTAAAAGTACATTGGCACGAGGTTGAAGGTGAACAAGGGGCACCTGGCGATTGCATCGACAAGCATGGAAACGCTTTACTGTTTGAACAAACCGGCGGCGGCATCAGGCACGTTGCAAAGCATCGACGAAAAACAAAAGACCGACGAATCGAAAAAGCGGTCGAGATCGTAAGTTCCGATCCTGATTCTCATTGGCTTGTTTGGCACTATTTAGAATCCGAACGAGATGCGATTCAAAAAGCGTTGCCCGATTCCAAAGCTGTTTACGGCTCACAGGATCTTGAGACTCGCGAACAGATCGTTGATGATTTCGCCAATGGTCGCTTGAAAATTCTTAGTAGTAAACCTGAGTTGCTCGGTAGCGGTTGCAACTTTCAACGGCATTGCAATAAAGCTGTTTTCATCGGGCCAACCGACAAGTTCAACGACTTCATTCAGGCGGTTCATAGAATCCAGCGGTTTATGCAAAGCAAGCCGGTCGAGGTACATATCGTTTTTGCTAGTACGCAATTCGATACGGTCACGATCATGCGTAAAAAGTGGGATCGACATAATGAGCTTTCGCAGCGTATGCGGGAGATTGTCCGAGAGAACGGTTTATCTGGAGAGTTGCTAAAGATGAAATTCCAACGCGGTTTAGGTGTTCCGAGGGTAGAGGTTAATGGCGATCTTTATCGAGCGATCAACAATGATTGCGTCGCAGAATTAAAGACGTGGCCAGATCAGTGCGTCGATGAAATCGTTACGTCGATCCCGTTTTCCGATCACTACGAATACAGTCCAAACCTAAACGACTTTGGCCACAATCAAGGCGATGATGGATTCTTTAAGCAGTTCGATTATCTAGTTCCTGAGTTGCTTCGGGTGCTCAAAGATGGTCGAGTTGCTTGTATCCATACCAAAGATCGGATTCAATACGGGACAATGACAGGGACAGCAATGTACTCTGTCAACGAGTTCAGCGATAAGACAGTAGCGGCTTTCAAGCGGCATGGCTTTATCTACATGGGTCGCATCGTGATTGACACCGACGTGGTTCGAGAGAACGCACAGACCTACAGGCTCGGACACACTGAGAACAGCAAAGACTCTACAAAGATGGGTTGCGGTTCGACTGAATTTGTTTTGTTGTTTCGCAAGTGGGATCCGTCGATGAGCCCGAACCAGACAGCTAACGGGCCGGATCCAGTGACAAAAGACAAAGACGAATACTCAAGGTCTCGTTGGCAGATTCACGCTAGCGGAATCTGGAGATCAAACGGGAATGAGCTTGTAAGCCCACGCATCCTTGAATCGATGACGGTTAGCGAGGTATATCATTGGTGGCGTAAATACGCCAAAGATCACTCCTACAACTACCAAGATCACGTTGCGTTTACTGAAGCAGTCGAGAGCGTTGGTAGGCTCCCAGCATCAATGATGCTGTTCGCTCCAGTGTCGAACAATGCCGACGTATGGACTGACATCATTCGCATCAAAACGCTAAACACTGAATTGAGTCGCAAGACATCCGAAAACCACGTTTGCCCATTGCAGCTTGACGTTATCGAAAGACTCGTCGAGCGGTACAGCAATCCAGGCGATGTAATCCTAGATCCGTTTGGCGGCGTGCATTCAACGCCATACCAAGCAATTAAGATGGGACGTAAAGGATGGGGTATCGAATTGAATCCTGACTATTGGAAATTCGGCGTAGCATTCTGCGAGCGTGCAGAGCGTGAAATGAATGCTCCGACATTGTTCGACCTGACCGAGCTCGATGCTGTTCCAATTGCGTTTGATTGATTTGTTCTCAGGTCGGTTCGCCTCGGCTAGGTGCTTGCTATCTGCGATGTGCAAGAGTCCGGCCAAATGAACTGGTGCGCGGTACGAGCCGGGTTTCATCGATCCAATCGACCGTTGGCAAGTGGCGTTGAGATTTTCGCCGCTTGCCCCAGGGTCGCTCGTTCGAGAGGGCGGGCGGCTCTTTTACGCTCCAGGTGGGGCGGTTGTTCGGTGGTTTAAGTGGAGTCAATGAAATGTGCGATTTGTGCGACGAAAACCAAGAGGTTGTCAATTCTGCATATAGGTCGGCAAGGTTGCTTGCTGACGATTTAAGGCAGCTAGCTAAGCATTATGACGACGTGGCAAGCGGTCGAATCAAGCCGCATACAGATGAGGCAAGCAAGCCTCAGTCGCTTGCTAATAACGTCATCCGAATGCTTGTTCAGCGCTGGGTTTAATGGCGGGCGGCTCTTTTTAAGTTTCGTTTGAATGGTTTTTTGGAGGGTAGATAGATGGCCGGTGATTTATTGGATTTCCAGAAGGTCGACGAAAAGGTTTGCGTCGTGAGAGGTGATACCTACATGATACGAAACTGGCTTTCAATTGTCGGATTTGATTTTGACCAAGAGGCTAAGGCGTGGACGCAATTGGTTGATGTAGATTCCACGGGTAGAGCATTGTTTCGATTTAAGCATTCGCGAAAAATAGTAGTCTGGAGCATTCCCGAATTCATCGAGGAATGCCCCGATTGGGACGAGCGACGAAAACTGACAGTCGCTTTTGAGTAGTTTTAATTTTCCTGAATTTGTGTTATTTCAATTGCGTGAAAACATGGATAAAATGATGGCGTTGGTTGCTACCCAACGCAAAACAAAAACAATCCCAGCCGGTTTCTGTTGGCGCGTCTGCGCCAGGGGTAGCAGCCTGAATACCGGCTGGGATTTTTCCAAGGAAGGGTCAAGCTGCTATGGCCGGTGATTGGATCAAAATGCGGACGGATCTCTACCGGGATCCCAAAGTTTGCCTTATGGCCGACATGCTGGACGATGAGGATGGTGTTTTAGCGCGTCACGTTAACCAGCAGATGAGACGTAACATGACCGTAACGCGTAACGTAACGCGTAACGCTTGCGTTGGTGCGTTGTTATCGGTGTGGGGCGTGATGCGACATCGAGGAGTGCGTAACGGCGATGATCTAGCCTGCTACGGTGTTGGTCTCTGGGTGCTTGACGACATCTCCGACATGCCTGGATTTGGCGATGCTATGGAGTCCGTTGGGTGGGTTGTCGAAAATGATCAGGGGTTGATTTTCCCAAGGTTTTTCGATGAATACAACGTTGAGCCAGACGGGAAAAACAAGTCCAAGAACGCCGAAAGGCAAGCCCGGTACAGGGAAAAAAAGCGACTTGGAATCGAGTCAAAAAGTAACGTAACAAGTAACGTAACGCGTAACGTTACAGTAACGCCTAGAGAAGAGGAGAGGGAGAGAAGAGAAGAAATAAATCCCCCTTTATCCCCCAATGGGGGAAAGACCACTGAGGAAGAAAAACCAAAAGCCAAGAGGAAACCATCCGAGACTGTCGGAGAGTTCCAACCTCCTAAGAGACTCGACACTCCGGAAGTAAGACAGGCTCTAGCAGACTTTGAGTCAATGAGACTCAGAACAGGCAAGCGCATCAAGGATCGGAGCAATGTTTGTCGAGGTTGGGATACTCGGTTTGTCGATGCTAAGCATCTCCTAGCCTGCATCGATGTTGCGATCTCAAACGAGTACCAAGGCATCAGCCCTGATTACATCGATCCGTCGAAGGTGCTCGAAGCAAAGAAACCATCACTCTGGGACACAGCTAAGAAATACTAAGCCATGACAGACCAAGACCTAAAGGACGAAGAAAGCTTGATGGGTGCGTTAATCGTTTCGCCGGAAGCGATCTACACCGCTCAAGAGTTTGTTACAGCTAAAGACTTCATAAGCACAGGGTTTGCCGATGTGTTCTTGGCGATCCAAAGTTTGCTAGCCAAGTCGGTACCGTTGAATATCCAAACGATTTCAATCGAGCTCGATCGGGTTAAGGTAATCGACAAGATCGGCGGCATAACAAGGCTCGCTGAGTTGCTCAAAAACGGTTTACCTCATCACACGGCCTACTATGCCGAACAGGTCGCCAAAGCTTCACAAAGGCGGCGTTTACGCATGGCGATTGCCGACTTGCATAATCAAGCACAGTCGCCAAGCTTTGAGCCTATGGAGCTTGCGGGCCAGCTATCGTCAGCGTCAACGCTCGTTGATGTTGGCAGCAAGGATCAGAAATCGATCGGCGTTGTGTTATCCGACTTCCTTGAGGATTGCGAGATCAAGCGACAGCAGGGACATGTTGCAGTTATGCCTACGGGACTCAAAACACTCGACGAATCGCTTTTTGGTGGCTTGCCATCAGGCTACATCACCATCGGAGCAAGGCCATCAATCGGTAAATCGGCGGTAGGTGCTGAGATCGCCTTGAGGCCAGCCAGGGATCGAGCCGAGCCGACGTTGTTCATAAGTCTTGAAATGAGCTTCCGTCAATTCGCTTTGCGGTTCATGTTGCGCGGTACAACGCTTGATGCGAAAGACCTCAACAGGCTGACCTATACCGACAGCCAACTGTCCGAAATGCTTAAGATCGCAAGCGACTTTCAAGCTTGCCCGATGGAGTTCTGGCATCGGCCAGGAGCAAGCATCGCAGCGATTGAAGCTAGGATCAGATCGGACATTGCTAGGCGGGGATGTAAGCTCGTTGTGATTGACTACATCCAGTTGATAAAGGCTCCGAAGGGCATCTATGATCGGCGGTTGCAAGTGGGCCATGTTTCAAACGAGCTTGCAAGGATCAGCAAACAGCTAAACATCCCGATAGTTGTTTTGGCTCAAGTCGGTCGAGCGGCAGAAGGTGAACCACCAAAGCTTAGCGACCTAAAGGAATCCGGTTCAATCGAGGATGATTCGGATGTTGTTCTGTTGCTCCATCGTGAGGATCGAGCATCGGAAGATTTGAAAGTTTTGATAGCGAAGTTCCGAGACGGCGAGATTGCTAGTTGCGATCTTAAGATGCGTCGCGGTGCAGTTTACTCAAGCGAGGAAAGAAATGGGCAGTTCAATGACTGGTAGCGATAACAATGAAGCTGACGAGCGAGCACAGTTCAGAAGGTACGCAGAAGCTGCTTTGGCAGGGTTGGATCACATCGATTTGAGCTATGAAACAACCTGCAATGCAGCGTTCAAGCAAGCAACCGAGATGATGATGATGGAAAATTTCTATTTCGAGCAATATCAAATTCAATGGTGCGAGCAAGCGATTAAGAACGCAAGAATCAAGCATGGCATTGAAGAACCAAGCGAACGATCCAAGGTGTTCTAATGAAACTTTCCGAATACTTTGCCAACATCGAGGATCTTAAATCCGAAAACAAAGACCTTCGCAAGCAGCTAGAGCGAACAAGCCGAAAGCTGACGGAATCTCAGGCAAGAACCAAAGAGTTGTTCGACGCACTCCGAGCCGTCGTCAACAAAGATCATCCAGCGTTAAGGAGGAAGAAATGAAAATTTTTATCCCAGGTGAGCCGGTGGCGCAACCACGGCCAAAGGTCTCGACGAAGAACGGCTTTCCGAGGGCCTACACAGAGCAACATCACCCCATTCATGCGTTCAAGCAGGCTGTTCAGTTGGCTTGGAAATCTTCGATCAATCGATGCTTGACAGGGCCAGTGTCAATCGAGATTGTTTGCTGGTACTCGCGACCGAAAGGCCATAGCAAGATTCGTCGAGCGAGTCGAGAACCTAAGATGAGCAGGCCGGACATCGACAACACGGCTAAGGGCATCCTCGATTCCTTGAACGGCGTTGCTTACATCGACGATGGGCAGGTCTACCGACTGACCGTTGAGAAGTGGTACGTCGGGCCAGAGGATAAGGTCGGAACGATTATTGAGGTAACCCAATGACGCAACGAAAAAACATCTCGCAACCCGATGAAGCTTGGTCGGCGTGGGATCGAGCAGCGGCCAAAATGGACATGACTCTAAGCCAACTGATTTTCGAGGCGATGAACGAGCATTTAGGGCTATTTCTGACACGCAAGACCAAGAAGCGGCCAAAGACAGCTAAGTCGGCTCGGAAGCGGGAGAAACGAATTTAGGGCCGTTGCTTGCAATTTCAGCGGGTCAAGCCTAAAATGCGAGAAAGGAGTCAAAATTATGAACATCGGTGATTTAGTTAAGAGCAAGCGATTTTGGGCGGCGGCGGCTACGATTGCCGTCGTTGTTCTCAAGGACAAGACCCCATTGACTGAGGATCAAATTCAGCAGCTCGTATGGGTTGTTGGTGCTTGGATCGTTGGCGATTCTGTTCGGCCATTGCCTAAGCCTGATGAGGTGACCAAGTGAATCGCGTGAAATTTACTGACAGGTTAAAGGCTCGGCGAGCGGCTCGTGAAATCTGGATCGCTCGTCGATCCGATCCAACGGTGGCCGATTTGGTCGCAAAGACCATCGACGGCGATGAGGAAGCTGGAAAGCTTTTGTTCGGTTCGCATCCTGAGTTAGTCGGCATCGATCCGGCTACGCTCTTTTTGCTGATTCAGATCGCTCTTAGATTGTGGCTATGGTGGCAATCGCAGAAGGTCGAGAATCCTTCGGAGGATGTTGCGGTTGGTGAGCCCTTCGATTCCACGGTCAGCGACGACGATAACGACTAAGCCTAGATCGCAACGACTACCTACTAACCTTCAATCCTTACAAGCGGGTTAGTCGGAGCGAGACGGGCGATACACAAGGATGGATGATGGCGGAAGCGAAAAAAGAAAATTGGGTGCCTTGGATCGTCGCTGCAGTCGCGGTCTTTGCGTTGTTGCGAAATCAGCAACCGCAACCGGACAAGCCACAACCAAAGGAACTCAAGGCGGTCGTCTCTCAGACGCTACCATCCATCCGATCGGCCTACAAGCAGGCGTTCCTTGAGGCAGCATCGAAGATCGAATCCGGAGAGATCAAAGACCAAGAGCAATGGACGAAGTTCATTGCGGATAACGCAGGGGCTAAGCAACGTGAGGCCTTGGATCGAGTCTATGAAGCGATTGACAAGCTCGATCTGCCTGCAAGTTTCGCGGGTAAGGAATCTGAGATTGCCAAGATCAATCGTGAAATAGCGGGGGCTTGGTGATGAGCGATTTCTTTACAGGCTACGATCCGACCATCGAGAATCGAGACGCGATCAAAGCAGGCTCGACCGAAATTGCTTTCACGATGCGAGACTTCGCAGCTCCCGATGAGATCGATCCACGGCCACTGATGCGACATGATAAGCAGGGCAACATGGGATCCTGCCAAGGATTCTCATTGACCAATGCTTGCGAATACGTTTGGGCGTTGGTGCATGGCTCGTTTAGTCCAGATCGTCAGCTATCGCAGTTGTTTGCCTACTTGGAGTCCCAAAGACAGAGCCAAGGTTTACTCGGTGTTGACAAGGGATCGACCATCGAAGCAGGGCTTAAGGTTGCAACATCGATCGGTATGCTTCCCGAAAAGGATTTGCCATACTCAACGCCATACCCTAGCAACGCTCGGACGCTCATTACCGATGATATGAGGATGAAGGCTTTCCCGTATCGAATCGGCTCTCATACTTGGCTAGATTCGTATGATGCCATCTTTCGATATTTGGCAAGCGGCGTAGGTGCGGTTCATACCGGAACGCTTTGGAACGATTCGTTCTACAGTCGCAACGGTGTTTTGGAGTCGGTCGGTCTTGGTCGCGGTGGCGGTCATGCTACGGCATGGCTCGGCTACAGCAAACGCAGAGACAAACAGGGCCGGAACTACCTTTGGCGGCTAAACAGTCACAACGATTCTTGGACTGAAATTGCACCAAGCGTAATTGATGCTCTTTGCAAGCATCAATGGACATCAATCGTTGGCGTATCGGATCTTTCAACGCCTGGGCCCCGAAAAGTATCTTGGATGCAGTCGAGGCCATTGGGATGAACCTCAGTAACGGAGAAAAAGGGATGTTTGCCGTGATTGGTCTTTGCTTGTTTAGTTGGTTCTTTGGATCGACCCCTAAGCCAGATCCAACTCAATGCGACATACCGTCGAGCGACCTTGTTAAACAGGTGGCAACTGTTCGAGATTCTCTAACAGTTCAACCAGCTCCGATCGAAGATCCCAAGCCGATCCCAAGCCCAAGCGACAAGCCATTGAAGATCGAGATTCTGGTATTCGTCTCCAAGAATTGCCCACCTTGTGAAAAGTGGAAGCGATGCGAAATGCAAAAGTTCTTGGATGCTGGATGGCAAGTCGGCATTGTCGAGGATCATCCGTTTCCAGTCACTCCGCGGTTCGAGGTTTCAAAGGGATCGGAGCGTAAAGAGCATGTCGGCTATCTCACTTTTGAACAGGCGAAAGGGCTCGTAAAGTGATAGGACAGATCGACCCTTCGCAGGCTAAGGAATGGCTGACTGAAAGCAACTACACGGTGGCGGGTGTTTTGCTTGTCATCTTTGTTTGCTTCGGTCTTGCTGTTTGGCGTGTGATAAGCTGGATCGGTCGCGAATTCGTGATTCCCGGTAGGGATCGAATGTTTCGTCATTTGGATCGAGTTGATGACACGATGAAGGATGTTTCGACCAGTTTACAAAAGCTTGCTACAGTCCCCGAAAGGCTCGATGGAATCGAGGAAAAGGTCGAAAGCATTTCTCTCCGAGTCAAGCAGATAGACGCGAACATGGGGCACGATGGAGGGCCTAGAAAGTGATCGAATGGATCCTGTTCATCATTCTGTCATTCCTAGCAGCGGACTTCATCGCCGGTGTGTTCCATTGGTGGGAAGATTCGTACCTGGATCAAGATACTCCTATTTTTGGCAGGCTCATCGGTGGGCCAAACCAGTTGCACCATTCAGATCAGTATGCATTCTTGAAGGGCTCTTATTGGCATCGAAACTACACGACAATCATCCCATCGATGTTGGCTTGTGGGGCGTGCCTTTGCTTCGATGCGACACAAGACGCATGGCTTACGTTTTTGTTCTTGAGTCAAGCCAACCAGATTCACGCTTGGGGACACTCGAAGGGAAAGAATGGCTGGTTGGTTTCGATGGCTCAACGATGTGGCATCCTGCAATCGTGCAAGCATCATGCCGAGCATCACAGAAGCCCCTATCACATTCGATATTGCGTAATGTCCCCGATGCTTAATCCGATTCTTGATGCGATCGGTTTTTGGAGGTACATCGAGTATGTTGTTTTTGTCACAACCAGAATTGAGGCGCGAGCGTGAATTACGAAACATTGATTGAAGAGCTTAAAAAACCTCAATACCAAGGCGCAAGCGACCAACAAGCGGCGGACTTGATAAACGTGCTGACTGTCACGGTAAAGCGATTGGTTCCGGTGGTCGAGGTTAAACAGTGGGCCATTGAGGAGGCTGTTTACGCTCCGATCATCATCGGCCAGCAATCATCCGACGAACAGATCAGGAAGCTTTGCATCTCGATCGCAGGATGGATCGATGATCCTGGCGGACGGGTGCAAAATGCTGACCTGGACAAGCAAGCAGCGATCGACATGATGCAAGGGCTAGTATTTTTCAGCATTGCAACGCAAGTTCAGATCGAAAGACTCAAGTCGCTACGTTGGAAAACGATCAAGTGGACGGAATCGGTAGGCTGGTCGCATGTTGAGCCCGGTCACGTTAAATCAGCAAGGAGCATGATTCAAAATGGCGTTGCCTGATTCGTTTAAGGTTTCACAAGGGACGGCGATTATTTGGGGTGAAGCAGGGGCCAGCGGTGTTACTCACACGCTGTCGTTTGATGCTCTTGCTAACGGTGCTGCTCGTCAAGGTGGGTCGGCTGATCTCACAGAGAATTGGGATCGAGATTACGCGGTGTATTTAATTATCGAGACCGGTACAGCTCCGACGGCTGGAAATACCGTCGATTTGTACTTAGTCAATTCCCGCGATGGCTCTGAGTGGCCTGCTAAGGTCACTGGATCGGATGCGTCTTACACGCTCGGGACTTCGGATGCTAATTTACGTCAAGCAGGGCCAGCGGTGACGTCGTTGGTCGCAACGGCTGACGCTGATACGGTGCTAATTCAGGCTCCGGTTGTTTGGCGTCCAATCGGTCGTTACGTCGCTCCAATCGTTGATAACAACCTTGGGCAAGCGATCCGAGACGAAGCAACGGCAACGAACAACGGTTCGCGGGTCATCCTTGTACCGCTAATTGATAAGGTGGTTGAGTAGTGACCTGGCTCAATACGTCGGTACATTCTGGTTTCGCTCGATCAGCATCGGAGGCAATGTTTCCGCGTCTGTTTCCCGATGCGGGCTGGTGGTGTCCGTCGCTTAATCCCGCAATGGGTGGTACTCGATTGTGGGATCTATCGAGGGGCAATTGGGGTACACTCACAAGCATGGATCCTGCTACTGATTGGGTTGTGAGCGGTGGCAAGGGTGCGTTGGATTTTGATGGGTCGAATGATCGCGTTGCCACGACTTCAGTTAGCACAACAATGTCTACTGGCTTCACAGTCAATTTTTGGCTAAAAGCAAGAAACACTGGCGGAATGGTTCTTGGTGATAGCTCAAATAATGTTACTCATATACGTCTACTTGGTACTACCACAGCTACATCGTTGCGGGTCGCAGTAGGGACATATATATTTGATTTATTTGCCTCTTCTCGCAACACCCAAGACTGGTCAGTTATTACAGTTGTTGGACTTAGAACAACAGTTGCTTGGTATTATAACGGGTTGTTGGTTGAATCTGCGACAAATGCAGCGGCATCTAGCGGTGGCATGGTTGTGAATACTATTGGTACTGGAGCTGCATCTCCTTTATTTTTTGACGGACAACTCGACGACATCCGCATCTACAGCCGAGCATTGACAGCGGGCGAAGTGCGGCAGTTATGGCAGATAGGACGCGGAAACATGCCACTAAGACGCAGGCGAAGATACACGGAGCAAGCGGCGGGCGGAAACAGGCGTAGACGGGTCTTACTAGGAGCAGAGTGCTAATGAAGGGACTTAAGCAATCGACGGTAGCAACTGTAATCGTTGGGCCTGTTCTCGACTCGACCGGCGCGGCGGTTACTAATGCTGTCGTCGGTGATTTTCGGCTAGCCAAGAATGGTACAGTTGCGACGCTTAGTGGTGCGACGGTTACGCATGATGCAAACGGTTATTACTTGATCGCTCTGACGACAGGCAACACTGACACAACGGGACGCTTGGTTCTAACTTCGGGCAATACGGCTCACTCGATGGCGAGCCATCATTGGAGCGTTCTACCGGCTTCGGTGTTTGATGCTATTTATACCAACGCAACTAACTCAACAGGAGGCTTGGCAACGGCAACAGGAAACATTACGGCTCTTGCAGGGGCGATCAGTACGTTCGCAGGTGGAGCGGTCGCTAGCGTTACCGGCGCAGTCGGAAGCGTGACAGGCTCGGTCGGCTCGATCAGCGGCGTGACGTTTCCGGCTAACTTCAGCAATCTCATTATCACTTCTAGCGGGGCGATTGGAGAACTGGGGCCGTCGGCTCTTGCTGCCAATAGCCTTAACGCTGAGATTGCTCAAGCGGTTTGGAACTCATTGACGACTGCAACCTATACTAATCAATCCTTTGGCGATCGGATTTTGATATCGAACAACAACACCCGAGAAATCAGCGTTACCGGAAGCGGTCACGCTGCGGCGGTTCTTCACGATGCCGAACCTAATTCGATTCCCGAAGATGCTTTCGTATCGGGTGCGGTTTCGGCTAGGGCTTTGGCAGCGGATGCGGCTACAGAGATTGCTACGGCGGTGGCAGCTACTCAGGCCCTAAGCAGGCTCGATAGCATGATCGAGGACAATGGAGCTGGGCAATTCCGATTCGATACGATCGCTTTGGAGATGGCCCCTGCGGGAGGCGGTGGCGGTGGAACGGATTGGACAGCCAACGAGCGAACCGCTATCCGGTCGATCCTCGGCATACCAACGAGCGGGACAACGCCAACGGATCCAACGGTTGGGATCTTGGATGAGATTCGGGATCAGACGGCATTGATTCAAGCAGGCGGGACGGTAAACGTATCAACTCCGGTTACATCATCGGGTCAATTGGCAAGCCCATTGATAATTGGGGATGATTACCTCAACGCCAACGGTAGGGCATTCTCTTGGACGGTTGCATTGCCAAGCGGATTCGTTGTGGCAACAGCGACCTGTAAATTTGGGATGAGGTATGAAGATGACCAAGGGGTTAATTCATTCGTCCAAAGCGGGACTGTCATTGATGCAGGCAGTGGAAACGTGACTCTTCGATTTGATGTAGCCAAGGCGGTTACTGGATTGCTTCGACCTGGTTGGTATGATTGGTCAGTCGAGATTGCATCGGCTAGCGGGACTGAGATAACACGGGTCAAGAGCGGGAAGAATGCCGAGTGGCAGGAGAAGCAAACATGATGACAGCTACGCCCCCCATATCTCAAGGTACTTCCGGCGGGTTGGCGTTTTGGTACGCTTC